CTCCGGTGGATACGGAGTAGTCGGCATTCACATTGCTGGCACAAATACTATTGAGAGTTTTTCTCAAAAGATCAGTCTCCCTTCACTGATGGAGGCTATTAAATTCCTGTCGAATCACAGTTGCACTTTGGGTGTAAATAGTGAGGGCAGGGTAAAATTGCCAGTGGGAATGGAAATCTCACTGACAGTTAATGGACGCTCTCCTCTTTGTTATGAAGACGTTAGAGGTTTAGAAGTGTTCGGGTCCCTTAAGGGATACACGGCTATGAAGTTAGGCAAGTCTAATTTAGAGAAATCGCCTTTCCTCAAACATGCCGAGAAGCTTACTGGCATTTCACCCTACGATGAGGATGGTAATCCATTATTTGGAGCTCCTCCTTTTTCTCATGGGTATAATAAAGAGACTGGTGAATACCAGGCTCCTTATAATCATTTCGTTAAGAAATGCGGTGTCGTTAAGAACAGTCTGCATCCAGCCATACTTAGGAAATCAATAGAAGTTGTTACGCAACATATTACTGATGGTTTTACTACTAAAGGTGTTGCAGATTTGCGCCCAGTTCCGTTAGCCGTAGCGATTAATGGAGATCCTCAAGATTTCTATTCGCGACCCATTAAGGCTTCCACCTCTGGTGGATGGGTTTGGCCTGGCGCTAAAAAGAAGTACATGCGAGACTGCTGCCTTCCTTGGAAAGAGGAGGCACGTGAAACTCTCTTTGACATTAATGAACAAGTCTTAGAGTTGCTTCTCGCATACGAACGTGGTGAGGATGCACTTCCATTGCTCGGCGCACAGCTCAAGGATGAGCCCCGTGCATGGAGCAAGATTTTGGACAGGAAGACACGAGTCTTTTGTATGTCCCCGTTCGAAGCCACTTTGGTGAATAAGATGTTTCTTTCGCCATTCTATACTAAGATGGTGGAATACGATGATCTTTTCTGTGCCGCAATTGGCATTAATATGCATTCGTCAGATGTTGGCGATTTGGTATATAAAATGACCTCCTTCTCTGATAAATTCATGGAGGGGGACTATGGTGGGTACGACACGAGTATGCCCTATGACATAGGTTTAGCAGCCAATACAGTTGTTTATAACGTTTTAAAGACGTTCGGATATACTGAGAAGGAGCTTAATTTTGTCAGGGGTATTCTGAGTGATAATATGTACCCAACCATTGTGATGCGTGGTGATGTTTTTGCAGCACCCGCATTGCAGCCTAGTGGCAAATACGCCACCGCCGAGGATAACCCAC